CCGAGGCAGAGCGGACAGCCCGTGAGCGCGAGGACCGCAAGGCGTTGTTCGAGATGCTCCGTGGTCACGGCGTTGTCCCGGACTGGAACGTGTCGACGAAGGCATTGCGCGCCTTGGCAGCTCAGTACTTGTCACAACAACCACCCGAACCTGTCACGGACAACAAGCGTGACATGTCACAGCCTGTCACGGTGTGTAAGGGAGAGAAGAAGGGAGAGGGAGAGTTAACTTCTAAGACTTCGTCATCGTCGTCTCAAGCCTCAACCGAAGTTGGCGCCAGCCAGCACCAGGACGACGACGACCAACCCCGAGAGTCGAAACGAGCCACGGCCATCGCAGCAGCGCTTCGGGAAGACGGCATCGAGGCCACGTCGGGTGACGCTGTCGTCGTCGCCTGGGCGGCAGACGTTCGAGTCACCCGGGAGGTTCTGGCCCTGGCGATCGAGAAGGCCCGAAAGTCGAAGCCGAACGAAGGCATCCCGCTCGCCTACCTCGACAAGGCCGTGCAGAGCGTCCTGCAGCGCCAGAGTGCGCCAGCGGCGCAGATCGCGACGACGGCCCCGCCCGCGCCCGCCCGCAAGCCCCAAGGCAATGACCCCAAGGGCACCGACGAGACCTACGACGAGTGGCAAGCCCGCGTCGCCGCGTTCGAACGTGCCCAGCGCAACGGAGGCAAGGCGGCATGAACCGCGAGCCCCAGCCCTGCCGCGCCTGCGCGCGCTTCATCCCCGATGCCCATCTGCGCAAGGACGAGGACGGGCCGGGCTACTGCGAGGGCTACGAACGCGCAGCACGCTCCGACGACATCCCCTGGGCCTGCGTGCTCAGTCTGCCCGTGGGATCGCTGACGCATCGCCGGGCCACGAGGAGCGAGCAGGACGTGCTGGCAGAGCTGCAGCGGCGCCATCCAGAGACCATTTCGCGCGCGAGCGCACCAACCGCAGCACCAACCTGAAAGGGCAACACAGCATGGAAAACCAGCACCAGAAGATTAAGGGCTACCGCGACCTCTCCCAGGAAGAGATCAACCTCATGAACGAGGGCAAAGCCCTGGCTGAGCAGTGCGGCGCCTACATCGCCAAATTGCGCGCGCACCCCAACGTCACGCCGAACCAGGCGCCGAATGACGGCACTGGGCCGCAGCCGCTCGACCAGCGCTGGATCAGCATCGGCGCGACCGACCTGCAGCGCGGTTTCATGGCCGTCATCCGCGGCATCGCGCAGCCGACCACGTTCTGACGGAGGACGACATGCAACGATTCATCGGCACAAAAACCATCCTGGCACGTCCCCTGACCCGGGGCGAGTACAACACCTACCGTGGCTGGAACCCTCCCGCGGGCGAAGACCAGTCCGTGCAGGGCTACCTGGTCGAGTACACGGACGGCGGCGCCCCGAACGATCCGCGCCACACCGGCTACATCAGCTGGTCTCCGAAGGAGCAGTTCGACAACGCATACCGCGCGCGCCCGGCCGTGGACGGGCTGGCGCCGCACCAGCAGCGCGTCGTCGACGAGAAGGCGGAACTGGACGAGCGCCTGGCGAAGCTTATTCCGTTCCTCGATACCGCGATCTTCGCTGGCCTGGACGACGCGGAGAAATCTCTCCTGCGTCAGCAGTCCCATGCCATGGCCTGCTTATCGGCAATCCTCGGCGAACGCATCGACGCCTTCGCGCCGGCCTGACGAGCACCACCCCGCCCGTCCGCCGGGCGGCAACAACAACGACACGGGAGAACCTGAACGATGATGATCTTGGAAAGCATGAAGCACTCGCCGGTGCGCAATTACGGCGGCATCCCCGGCCTCACAAGCTGGCTCATCGGCGAGCCGAGCGCACGCGGCCTGGTGCGGCTGCTCGAATGCTCGCGCACGCACTTCGAGCCGATCGTTCCGCACTCGCACCGCTTCGACTTCGAGTGCCGTGTACTGCGCGGGAAGGTGCGGAACATCATATGGGAGCACGACGAGAAAGGCGATGAATACGAGGCCACAAAGCTGATCTATGCCGGCGCTCCGGGCAAGTACGAGAAATCGTTTGCCGGCCGTGGACGCTGGAAATTTCGCACCGACACCTACTTCGAAGACCAAACGTACGGAATGGAAGCAGCCGAGGTCCACTCGATCTTTTTCGAGCACGGCACTGCTGTTCTGTTCTTTGAAGGCCCGCAGGTGGCGAACGAATCGATCATCCTCGAACCAGTCGTCGACGACGACGCCGTCCCCACGTTCCGGGTCGAACCCTGGATGTTCAAGACGGAGGCCTCATGACCCCGATCATCTTGACGCTGCCGTATCCCCTCTCGGTCAATAGGTACTGGATGCCGGTGAAGATGAAGTCGCACCTGGCCGTGCTGCCGACGAAGGAAGGCAAAGCGTACCGCTCGCAGGCGCAGGCGCTGTGCCGCGCCCAGGGCGTGACAAAGCCGATCACCGGCCGCGTGCACATCGACGTCAAGCTTTACCCGAAGCGCCCGCAGGACTGGCAAACGCGCCAGCGCAAGCTGGGCGCCGGCTGGGACGATGGCGTGATGTGCATAGACATCGACAATGCGAACAAGGTGCTGCTGGACGCGCTGAAGGACGTCGCCATCGAGGACGACAAGTGGGTGCGCCGCCTGACGTCGGAGCGCATGGAGCCCGACGGCGAGGCGCGCGTCGTGGTCACGATCACGGCCATGCCGGTGGCGCAGCCGCAGGCGGATTTGCTCGGGGAGGCGGCGTGATCGCGTATCCCTTCCCGACGCTGCTGTTCCTGCTCGTGGCGGCGCATGCGCTGGCCGACTACCCACTCCAAGGCCCGTTCCTGTCCGAAGCGAAGAACCGCCACACAGCGGTCGGCAAGGTGTTCTGGCCTCACGCCCTCGCCGCGCACGCCGTGATCCATGGCGGCTTCGTGCTGGCCCTTACCGGATCGCTCTGGCTGGCCCTCGCCGAGGTGGCGATCCACGCGGCGACTGACTTCCTCAAGTGCGACAACCGGATCACGCTGAACACCGACCAGTTCATTCACATCGCCTGCAAGCTCGCGTGGGCACTTATCGCCACGGAGGCATCATGATCCCCTTCCGCACCCTGCTGGCCGACATCGCCGCCTCGATGGCTCGCACCGAAGCCGAAGCCGCGCGCGCCGACGAGAAAGCCCGCGCGTATCGCGGACCGTGGCGCCGCAAGACGGATGCCGTCGACGTGCCGGTGCGCGTGGTCGAAGATCCGCTCGCGCTGCCCGGGCCGGAGGAGATCGCGTGATGACGCTGGTGACGCTGCTAATCTCCATCGACCAGGATGGGAAGGCCACTTCCGATCTACAAACCCACGACAACAGCTTCGCCGACGTGGCGCGCGGCCTCGCTGCTATCCGAGCTGAGATTGACCGCGTCTTCGCGCAGCGTCGGGAGTGCCCCTACTTCCCGCAGAACGCCGCTGATGGCAAACGGAAGATCATTCGCGGGGAGGTCGAGCCTTGACGGAACGCCGTGACATCGGCTCGCGCCTGGAGAACTGGGCGCGGCTGTTCCCGCAGCCCGGCGCAGGCGAGCAGCCGGACCGCCGCGCATTCGACCCGACGGATGCCGCGCACCTTGAACGCGCCATGCAGGCGCTGCCCACGCTGCAGCGCTCGCTACTCTGGTGGTGCTACGTCAAGCAGGACACGCCCGAGAAGGTCGCGCGGCGCCTCGGCATCAGCATGCGGCCGGCGCTGCACTTCGTCGACGCGTTCCGGCATGCACAGGCGGCCGCGCATGCGCTGGCCGAATCGGCAACTCTTCCGCAGGAAGGTTGATCGGTGGCAAAATCACGACATGGCCACTACCTACACCCCCGAGCTTGGTGACAAGCTGTGTGCGGCCGTTTCCGACGGCGACGACATCCGCAGCATCTGCAAGCGCCCTGGCATGCCGAGCAAGGCGTCGTTCTTCCGCTGGCTGCGCGAATACCCGGATTTCGCGAAGAATTACGAGATCGCGAAGGACGAGGCCATCACGACCGAGATCGACGAAACGAAAAGGATCGCGGACGACTGCAAGGCTGACGCCGATTCCATTCGCAAAGCCCGGCTTCGCATCGAGACCCGCTTCGAGCGCGCGCAACTGATCCGCCCGAAGCTTTACGGGAAGAAGCTGCAGCTCACCGGCGAAGGTGGTGGCCCGGTCCAGCATAAGCTTGTGACGCAGATGACCGACGACGAGCTTATGGCTGTAGCCGGACGGAAGGGAAGCAATGCTGCTGACGCCTGAACAAGCCGCAGGCGTGCTGCTCGAGCGCCGCACCGCCCGCCGCGACCTGGTGGCCTACGCCGCGCGCGTCCCGGTGCCGGGCTCGCCCATCGAGGACGCCGACGACGACGCGCCGATCCCACTGGTCGAGAGCCGCCAGGCCGAGCACCACAAGCTGATCTTGCGCGAGATGCAGCGCTGCATGGAGACGCAGCACGGCCGGCTGATGATCATGGCGCCCCCGGGCTCCGCGAAGAGCACCTACGCCACCGTTGTGGCGCCGACATGGTTCCTTGGCCGCGAGGCGAACCGCCGCGTGATCCTCGCCAGCTACGGATCCGACCTCGCCAGCCGGCACGGCCGCCGTACGCGCCAGCTGCTGCGCGCGCCAGAGACCACGAGCATCCTGCAAACCGAG